ATCAAGCCCTCGGCGCTCCTGCTTGGCTTTCTATCTCTTTGTATGTTCTCGGCGTTGTGTCCGTGTTCGTTGCTGATTGGCTGGTATATGAAGCAGAAGAAACAGCCCCTAGATGGTGCGACCGGTGCGGGGCTGGAATGTTTGAGGGCTATTGCATAGACGACGGCACTGAGTATTATTGCGGGAAGCGGTGCTTATATCAAAACGGGTTTACCACGGTAAAATTTGAGGAACTTTGGAACGATAACGCCATTTATTGGACGAGCTGGGACGGCGAACCCGTCGAGGAATGGCACGAAAACCCAAAAAAGGAGTTTTAAAAATGATTATAAAACACGCATTTAATCCGCTTTTGCTTGTTTGGAAGTGGACAACAAGCAGAGCACAAAACAGCGACGGCTGGAACATCTGCACCCTATACGCTGACGGGCAGAAAGTCGGCAAGACAACCGGCGGGAATTATGATATGAGGGGCACGGCGTACGGGCAATTTATCGAGGCACAATATCAAGACCGCCTTTTAAAATTGCACCGCCGAGCCGGTCGCCGTGTCAGCGTGAGCCAATCGGGAGAATATAAGCAACTCAAGGCCAAGAAGCTCCACCGCTGGAGCAATCACGGCGAGTTGTACGGAATGACGGCATATTATAGACGAGGCGAGGCGAAGCCCTATAAAATTGGCTTGGATGGTGGTTGCGGTTTTACCTCAATGCGAAAAATAACCCGTGCAATTGGTCTTTCTTTTAAATGGCACACCGAAGAAAAAGCGACGACCATTGGAACGCTGACCGATAAAAGATTGGTGTAAAGGGTACACCATCAAACACCAAGCCACACCTACACCCGCCCACCTTTTAGAGTTGGCTCTCTCCGGCTCTATGGGTGGGCGTTTTTTCGTCCATACCTTAGACCGCCTTTTGTTATGTTCTCGCCGTTTTGCCCTGTTTACGGGCTTTATTTTTTTGTCTTTTTTTCTTTTTTCCCTCGTTACCCTCGCAAGGTCCAAAAATTTATATTTATTAATAACAGATCCAAACAAGTTGCAGCAACTTGATTTAAAATTTACTTTTTTTCTTTTTACCCTAAACAAGCTAATGGTTAATAGTTGGCTAATAGTAATTAATAGGAGGCTAATGTGCTATCGAATTACAAACTAATACCAAGCGATCACGAATTGCTACACAGCCCTTGCAAGTCTGTATCCAAGCGTAAAGGCTTAAAAATTGCTGATATACTTTTAAAGGAAATAAAAGCTAATAAGCCAATATGTATTGGAATGGCGAGTAATCAAATAGGCTTAAATAAGCGTGTTGCTGTTGTCCATATCGAGCCAACAGATAAACCTATTATATTAATTAATCCGGTAATAATAGAAAAAGAACACCCACTTAAAGCTATGCACGAGGGCTGTATGTCTTTTCCTAATCAACAGAAAAAGGTCGTTAGGTATGGTTGGATTAAAGTTGAGACTAAATTAGGCGTATATGAGTTCGGGAAGCGTAAGCCTAGCTTTAATGATTATTTAACGTGTGTCGCCGTACAGCACGAAATAGACCACTTAAACGGCGTAACTATTATGGATAAGTGTTTACAGCCTATGGTTGGCACTAAAAAACCAAAAAGAAATAGCCCTTGCCACTGCGGTTCGGGTAATAAATACAAGAATTGTTGCTTATAAAACATAAAAAGAAAGGAGCAAACAATGCCAAATTGGTGTGAAAATCGTATCTCTATATATGGAGATAAAGATAAAGTTAATGCTTTCAAAAAGACAGCACTTAAAAACGGAGAGTTTAAATTTAACAACTTAATTCCGATGCCGGAGGAATTGAAAAACACGACTTCCGGTTGGCTTGGAGAAGGTACGCCCGAACAGAAGGAATTAGAGAAAAAACAAGTGGAAAACCTCAAGAAATACGGATATAAGAATTGGTACGATTGGGCAAATGATGTTTGGGGTACTAAATGGGACGTAGATGCTGATGTTCTTGCTGAAGATGATGATTATATTGAAATATTGTTTGACTCAGCGTGGTGTCCGCCCATAGGCGTATTTAACTACATCAATAAAGCGTATCCCGATCTAAACGTATCTTGGTTCTATCACGAACCTGGGTGCGAGATTGCCGGATACTTAAATAACGAGGCTTAATGTTATGTATGAAGCTGTAAAATCAATTGTAAATAATCCCGAATTAGAGGAAAATATAGAAAGAGTAGCCCGATGGATTGTAGAGGATTGCGATGATAAGATTGGAGAAATAGAGTGGCTACTTGCGAAGTTGTTTGCGGAAAAAGTAGAGTGGGTTAAGGAGCTAGACCATTGTCGTACATTGAATGAGGATATTTATTCCGTGTATGGTGAAGTTTTAGAGCAATTAAAGGGAATTGAGGAATTGAAAAAAAGTGAGGTGGAGTGATGGCTAAGTACAAAGTAGAAGCACGAGAAATAATATACCACGATATAATTATAGAGGCAGACAGCTTGGACGATGCATATAATTGGATAAATTGCAAACAAATAGAAGATAGAGAGTGTGGCGAAATAGAATGGGAAACTGAAAGTGTTGAGCCTTTAGAAAGTGAGGTGAAGTGATGGCTAGAAGCAAGTGCTGTGATGCAAATATGATTTTATCCGATATATGCTCTGAGTGTAAGGAGCATTGTGAAGAGCAAGATTTTTTTGATAGCCATTTTATAATTGTAGGTATTGATAAAAAAGAAAGTGATAAAATGAAACATAAAATAAAAAAGCAGTTAGGAAGTGAGGTGAGTAATGCCTAATCGAGCCGCAAAGGATCTTAAAAGAAGCAAAAGAAAATTAAATGATTGGCTAAAGTCTAATGGGCGGACAGCGAATCAGGTCAAGAAAAGAAAACTAAAAAAAACAAGGAGCAAAGTATGAAAAAATGTAGCATTTGTAAGGGTAAAATTGAGCCTTTACGCCACCCTGATACGAATGAAGTTGTATGGGATAAGGGCAACAACGCAGAGCCAGTAAATAAAGGTCGTTGTTGTGATGTTTGTAACTTAACGGTTGTTGTGCCAATGAGGCTTTCTTTATATACTATGAAGAACAGGGCCTAACAATGGCATACATTAAAAGACCTTTTCCAAGAAAAGGTGTTGATTGGAATCGTATAAATAAAGAAAAGGAAAAAGAGATGACAGATAAGACACGACAAGAGCTTAATGAAGTCTATGACAGAATGAATAGTTTATCTAAACAATTTATGCAAATGATTGGTCAAATGACTGAGTTAGAACAAGCACTTTATAATTTAAACGGAAAGATAAATATCCACATAAAAGAAGGACACAAGCCAAATGAACAGATTGGAGCGAACACTTAATTACGTAATGCTGATAATAATGACCTCTTTTATCATATGGGTATTATTTGATATAGCCTATACGCTATTAGTTTAATAATCTATTGTAATCTCAACACGAGGGTTCGGAGAGTATAGTTTCCGAGCCCTCGTTTCGTATATAACCTTATCATCAAAATCAAAACAATCGAAGTACAGCTTTATCATATTGTCTATATCGGGCTTGTTGGTATGCGGTGTACCCTCTAAAGAAAGTATCTCTTTCTTCTTTTTAGGGTAGCTTTTAGGGATAGGCATATAAAAGGCAAGAGCGACGCTCACGGGATCGGAGGTTAGAAATGAACCGAGGTGTTGTCTGAACAGAGGGATAATGTCTTTTTTATCCTTCTTAGACGGATCGTAAACGAAGCCCCTGCCAAATTTATGTCTTTTTTGGGCTAATGGTTTGCCCTCAATAGTTATTTTTATGCTTTTAGCCAATGTGTTTAATCGTCCCAGGGTAATTTGCTATCGTCATTTGTTTGTGATTGCTCAGCCTCTGATTCAGTATTTTGTATTTGTGAGCCGTCAGGTTTCCAAGTGTCTAATTGTACATAGTGAGTGTATCCTTTTTCGTTCGGTTCTCTACGTTTTTTAATCACCATATTCACCCAACCTTTTTCGTCAGCGTGTTCTTGTAGCTCATCAACTTTAAATGCGCAGTTAATTACACTACCACCATCGTCGAATACCTTTTCTCTTAACCAGCACATATTGATATATATTTTATCTGATGCCATTTTTTCCTCTTTCTTTTTTTGACTCGCTTATTTGTTTAAACATTTTTTGATTCTCGTCTAAATGTTCTTGGCAAGAATAACCTAAGGTAATTGTTTTTCCGTCCTTGTAATCTGTAAACTGATATTCTGCCGGTTTAAAACAAGATTCGTGTTTGCAAAAATTAGGATATGTCTCAATAGTTTGCATAACTATAAACAATTTTTGCGGGTATTGTAAATTGCGGCGCTGCAGTTAATGACTGCCTCTCTTTTTTAATTTTAAAAGGTGCATTTACAATAATGGATAATCGGTAATATTTCATTTATTGACTTTCGCAAAATACTTATCACCATTTTTATATCTTTTTTCTAATACGCCTAATCTTTTATGAGCCGCGCCGTTCTCTTTTATTCTACCTACCGATAACAAGTAGCGGTATAATGAGATTGCGCCAAAAACTGAAATATGATCGTCGCTATTTTGACTGCCCATCAATATCTCCTTCAATTACTTGTAGTCTTTTATGTTCAATCAATTGATTTCTAATGCTTAACAAATCTGCTTTTAGTGTTTTGTAGGGAGCTTTCCACTCGCCACCTTCAACGCACGGCACTTTAGCGGATGTGGTCATTTCCAGGCTATTAATTAACAGCACAAGCTCAGACTCTGTGCATTTAATGGTAGCTGACGCTACTTTGCTCATCTAACCCTCCTAATTTCTTCATATACTTTCTTAAATACAACATAAGCACCTACTATTGCCACCAACCATAAAACAGCTGCTATAGCTAAAATAAACATATTTGCAATAAACGTAGATATACCAGTCACGCTAACCTCCAAGTGTGTACTTTTTTACCATAATTACCATTAACCATTAGATCTGTTTTTACTAAAAAATTCTCAGCAGTCAAGTCTGTTATTGCTCGCCGCACAGAAGTCAATGGGTAGCTAACATCATACCTTGACTTTAGTATTTCCTCTACTTGATGCGGTGCAAACACACTCCCATCAGCAAAAATACTATAAATTAATTTTTTTTGCTTACTCGTTTTATCCCAGCTAATCTTGAGAGTGCTACCGGTTTCATTGTTTGTATTATAGTAAGACATAAGACCTCCTTAAATTGGACTTTTGTTGCCTCGATATATAGGGTCAGTATCAAAAGCTTCTTCAAGTGCGTCCATCACACTATCTTCGCGCTTTCGTTGTATTGATTTATATTCAGGCGTGTTCTCTGCTTCTTTCAATAGTTTTGTGTGCTCCCTGACCGCTTGTTTAAATGATGATTTATTGTTTATATCTTTTTCCTTGTCAGCCATCTCGTTGTAAAATTTAATACATTCACGATGAAAAGCAATAGGTCCAAGTGCAGAATATTGCTTACATAACTGCATCAACCTTCTTATATCAGTCCTATCTTCTTCACTAACCTCAATTTCAGGCTCCTTTACTACTCTACTCCTGATTGGTGCTTCTTTAATCTTGAAATGATCTATGGCATCTTTAATAGAAGGCAAAAAATTAGGTCTTAATAATTGTATAAATTGTTTCCAGCCGCTATCTATAACTTCCGGAGTAAACTCGCGTAATGCCTCTACCCACTCTATTATTTGGCGTTTATGCAAAGAAATTCTGCCTTTGTTTAACACGCGCAAGTATCCATCAAAATCGTTAATGTACTTTGTTTGTATAAATTTAGAGTACTCACGCTTCTCGTCGTCAGTCATTTTTTTATAAGGTTTATTAAAATCAGACACTGTATTCTATCTCCATATCTTCTACGTTTTCTATAGATATACCATACATTGCAGCCCACTTATCAAACACCTTTTGTATTGAAGGCTCTAAATGTCTAACAACCTCTGATAATCTTTCAATGTAATTTGTTTTTAAATCGCAATCAGGAATGTTTTCGAGTAAAGACAACCAGCTTTTCATAACGTTAGGATTTGAAGGTGGTCTGTTATACTTTGCCCATTTAGGTAAGCAAATGACATTATTGTCATCATCAAATAAAAGCATACCTCTGTCTTGCAACTCTTTAAATGCATAATGAAATTTTTCTGAGTCCCAGCGCAGATGATCTAAGCACGCACCAACACCTACGCTGTAAAAGCCCGGCAATGGTGTTTTAATAGGGCCACATAAAAAAAACAACCACAATAATTGTCCGTCCTGCGATAACCCTTTAAAGTCGGCAGATACCCAAGTTCTAACTGAAACCTCGTAATATCTCATTCAGATATTATTTTTTTAAGCTTTGTTATTGTAAGCTCTGCCGCATCGTAAGTATGGTCTTTTACTGAACCAGTTAACCAAGCCAGCACTTTTTCTTTTACATCAACGCATTTTTCATCATCAGCGAGCTCCTCAATCTTTGAACGCTGCTCATCTGTCATTGGCTTATCTTCCTCAAACTCAGCTTCAACTTTTTTTGCCTCAGTAACTTTTTTCTTTAGCTCTTGCGTTTTAGTTTGCGTTGCTGTAGCTACAGCCTCTTCTTTAGGTGCGTTGGCCTGCTGCATCTCATCTTCTGTATACACTCCACTTAAATCATTGGGGAATGCTTTACGAAGAGCTAATGCTTCTGCACACTTACCCAGCATAAGATAAGGCATTTTTTTCCACATAAAAGATTCACCGCCCTTAGGACAATATGCGTCCCATATAGCTGTCGCAGAGAAGGATACTTTAACACCTCCTACAATTTTATACACAGTCGCTGTAGCTGTTATTGGGTGCTCCATCTTTGCTTTTAACATATCAAACATTGACATATCATTATTGAATAGATAATCATCATTACCAGCATACTTACCAGTGCGCTCTGCAATAGCCCTAAAGCCATCAATACCGGTTTGTATGGTAGCTTTACCACCACGCTTAATAAAATGTATCTGTCTACTTAATGGATCTAATCCAGTTCGGCTGCATTGGTACAGAAATAACCTTAATTCATTATCTGATGCTCCAACAGCTACTGTTTCTTTAATTGTAGTGATTTGACCTGGGGTAAAGTCAACATCTTTCATTGCCAAGCTTGTTTCTTTGCTCATATAACCTCCTATAATGGTTTAATTCTAAATGGTCGTGATACGCTTTTGTAGCTATACTTAGCGTATGTTTCAGGGTCGTCTTTCTTTAATGCGGCGCTCTTTAACCGCGTAGACTCAATAGGTTTATAATACAATCTAAATCCAGTACAATCTACCAGCACCCTATCTCCAAGCGCTTCTTGAATTTCACGTTTTTTGCCATCAAGAAGCTCAGTAGCCTCTTGCTGCAGATCTTTCATTGTAACATATTCTTCCATAAGAACGTCAAGTGAATTGTCTAATGGTATGTCGTCAGACTCAACTTTCGCTAATTTCATTAATTGCTCACCCTGACAAGTATTCCTGAACTCACAATTGCTACAGCGTTTATCTTTAACGTCAAGCCTATCAGGAGCGGGGCCATTTTCCACCATTCTCCAAAAACTTTCTCCTGCTTCTTCAATAGAACGCTGCAATTCTTTATCTGCTTCAATATCAAAGCTAATAAACTCCCAGCTATCAGCCCAAAGAATAGCATAACTACCCCACTGCCTGCCAGTTGTTAATAAATAATGCTGCATTTGAAATATCCAGCTATCAGGTATTCCGTCATCTTTAATCTTATAATACATAGGACGGCCAACAGATTTACATTCTAATATACCAGTGCCTCTGTCGTCAATAGATACAATCTCTGCATCTAAATGACACATAGCCCAAGGTAAATACTCATTGTTTATCATTCGGTTAACGCGACGTATTTTACGTTGCGTAACTTCAGAATACTCATCTCTAATTAATTGCTCAAGCTTATTGCCTCGCTTCATTACGTTAGAAGTAACTACTGGATAATCAGGCTCTTGCTCGGTCTTTTCGTACCAAAGTTTACGCTTACAACCATATGGCTCTGTATTAAAAAGGTGATGTATATCAGAACCGCCAAGGCCAGTCAACCTTTCTTTAAGAAACTGCTCTCTATCCATTTTAATCTCTTGGCGTATTTAAATTGCCAAGTGCAATAAAAAATAACCCTGGAGTTAATCTTTTTACATTGCCTTCCACACAACGACTTACCATTGTTTGAACTTCACGTTCAACAACATCATTAATTAATTTCATAGTGTCATCGCTTACCTGTACATTGGCTTTGTTAAACTTTGCTCGTACTTGATTTGCTCTTAATAACATATTGTAGCCCTTTGTTTTGCCTCGAATATAAGCCAAAAAAAGAATTTCGCCTAATATATTATGAGAAATGTTTATACTTCAACTGATCTACGATACCAACCAAAGTAATATTTTTCCAAACTAGGCCGCTTGGTTATTAGTTTAGAATAGTATAATAGCCTGTATGCGGTTAGCCTTTCAGCTTCTAATTTTTTCTTTTTTACAGCCGCTAATGTTTTCGGGCCCAGCTTTCCATCTACGGCTAACTTTGCACCTTTTGCATTTGTTGCTTGCTGCACAACCTTAACGGCTCTTGAATAACCCATATTAACAACCATATCAAGATATATCTCCTGCAATTCAGGCGGAAATGATGCTGCTTTGGATGGCTTTACATAATATTTGTTGTAAATATCTACGGCTTTCTTATGTGTTAAATTTTCTATATCAACGTCCTTATGTGCGCGCTGACTAATTCCATATTTAGTTGTGCCGCCAGGGTCAACTGGGTCGCGTGTTAATTTTGAGCCGCCTTCCCTGACAATAATCCTTTCAACCATTTCATCAAACGAATTGTCCATAATGGATTCCCTTCTTTTTTTTTAGTTCTATAAGATTTTAGACTTTTAACGTCATTTTTCATTTCAATATAGTCGCCTAAATTTTTTTCAAGCATCTCTATTCTTTTCAGCATATTCTCTTGACTAATATTTAAAGCATTAACTGCCCTGACTATATCGTGTCTAGTTATTGTTTTTTTTCTTTTCACACTAAACCTGTATTTTTAATATAGTTGTAGGTTCTCTTAACTTCTCATAAGACTTAGAATGATACTGTTTTGTTTCCTCAGGAACTTCGTATCCATTTGTAACATCATCTACATTATTTAGATCTATCTTTATTCCATCCCTATTTCCGTTTTGATGAAATACAAAACAATTCTGCGAAGCGCGGCCTTCTAAGTTTAACGCCTTTTCGCTATAATCGTTAGCACCAACTAATGAAGCTGACCTAGCGAATGTATCGCCAACACGGGCTGAATGAACGTGGCCTGATACAACGTCTC